TGGTATCCCGACACGGGTGTGCCTGTGCGGCAGCGACACCTTCAAGGTGCTGGTCAGGTTCGAGGACGGCCTGCCCGTGTGGTGGACGCTCAATGGCTACTGCGCCGGGTGTGAGTCGCCGGTCACGCTTGCCTCGCCGGACGAGCAGGAGGACTTGCTGTGCTAACTGACATTTCTGAGAAGTGGTTGGAAGTATTCCAACGGGCCGTTGCCGATGTCGAGGCACGCAGTGATGTGCCAGCAGAGCAGTGGCGTGTGGCTGGTCGTCGCACCAAGGCAAACCCCGATGGGGAAACGCTGGACTTCTGGCAGTCGGAGGGTCTGCGCCAAGTCGAGGCGTACCTGGAGTGGTATCAAAATTCAGGGTGGGCGATTGCCACCCTGCCCGACGGCAAGCCTGGCATTGAGTGGGAAGCCGAGGTGTCGTTCGGTGATACTCCGGTGCGCCTGGTTGTCGATTGCGTCTACACCAACGGCACAGACCTGATCGTCGTTGACTACAAGACGGGCCAGCGTGTGCCCTACGGGCAAGAACAGTTGGCGTTGTACGCAAGTGCGATTGAGAAAGCCTACGGCGTGCGCCCCAAGTGGGGTGCGTTCTACATGAGCCGGAAGGGTGAACTTTCTGATCTTGTCGATCTTGCACCGTGGGGCATTGACTACTTTGACTTCATGTTCGCCTCGATGAACGAGCAAATGGCAACAGGATTCTTCCCACCCCACGTCGGCGACCATTGCTCTTACTGCTCATTCAGGGCATACTGCCCTGCCGTGGCTGGCCTCAAGTCAGCAGAGTTCCCGTTAGAAATATGGACAAAGGAGGGCAAGTGAATAGCACTACTGAATCCCCGTTTAGCCTGACCATCAAGGTCGGCCCAAACAATGATCTGCTGACCGGAAGAGCAGACACGAAGGAAGAAATGACTCAGCGCATTGCTGACCTCCGAGAACTTACGGCGGTGCTGCAAGGCTCTAGTCAGAAGGATGACACGCAGGCGGCAGTTGAGGCCCTCGCCGGGGCCGGAGTCGCCACGCAGGTAGTCGAGGAAGCGACCGCCATCGACACACAGGTGGACAGGTACGGAAATGAGTGGACATACGGGCACCCCGATGCACCCGATCTGCCCGATGGTCGCGGCAAGTACGCACGCAAGAAGGGCACAAACAAGGCAGGCCGCGTGTACGTCGGCTGGTTCGACCCAGTGAAGGGGCCGAAGCCCTTCCCGAAGGGTGCCGTTGAGGCAGAACCGATCTGGCCGCAGCGATAATACGTGCGCTCTTTACTTCAGGTCATTCGTGGCTCGTCGTTGGCGGGTGAGGATCTTCCTGAGATCCTCCCCGCCTTGACGGCAAGCACAATTAGATTTCGCCGTGGACAACTCCACGTAGTTGCCGGTCAACCGGGTCGAGGCAAGACGCTGTTCGCATTCTGGTACGCCGTGAAGTGTGGGGAGTCAGTGTTGTATCTCAATGCCGACTCCGACCAGGGAACGATGGCGAACCGGGCTGGGGCCATCATGCTGCAAATGCCCGTGAACGAAGTCAAGAGGTTGCGTGACACGGAAGGCGAAGTGCTGCTTGAGGATGCGATCTACGACCTGACCCGCCGGGTGCGCATTGAGCCTGACCCTCACCCGACACTCGACGGAATCTATGAAGAAGTGCAGGCGTATGTCGAGGTGTTCGGGAGGCCTCCAGCAGCGATTTTTGTAGACAACTTGATGAATATTCAGGCGACGCACGACAACGAATGGACAGGGCTGAGAGATGCCATGAGTGCGCTGCACTCGTTGGCTCGTGAGACTGAGAGTGCAGTCATAGCCCTGCACCACACGAGCGAGCAGTCAAGTAATCCCAACACCCCAGGCCCTATGCGCTCGGTCATGGGTAAGGTCAATCAACTTCCCGAGGTTATTCTTTCGGTCGCACGCGACGGCGATAAGTTTCATGTAGCGGCTGTGAAGAATCGGGACGGCGAGGCCGACCCCAACGCCACCAATCCGACCACCGTGTACTGCGACGCACCAACGATGTCGCTCTTCAACAGCCTGCAAGAACTGGAGTTGTACAGAACCAAGAGGGAATGGCAGTAGTGCAGTGGCACGAGGCGGCAACGTGCCGATCCGTCGATCCAGAGTTGTGGTTCCCCGAGTGCCAAGGCCAGCAGTGGGAGGCCGTGATGATTTGTTCTCAATGCCCTGTGCAGCGTGAGTGCATGACTGCATCGTTCGATCAGCAAGAAGAGTTCGGCGTGTGGGGTGGCCTGACCTCATGGAAAAGGGTGGACTTGCTGCACAAGTACAGGAAGAAAACTTACTCTGATCGGCCCGGCTTCATTGATCGCCTGCTTCAGCAGGTAGATACTGATATTGCGGATCGCGTGGCGCACCAGGAAGAAGTGAATGACCGGCGACTGGAACGCAACGCGCGGAACAATCAGCGAATCCGAGACGAGTTGAAGTCAAGAGGGTTGAACTCAAGAGGTAAGAAGTGAGCACAGCAAACAAACGCAAAGGCTCTCAATGGGAGCGTGACGTCGAGGATCACTTGAACACTCAAGGCGTGAAGGCTCGTCGCCTTCCTCGCGCAGGATCGAAGGACATCGGTGACGGTTGCATAACAGGGGCCGACTTCGACATCGTGATTGAGGCGAAGAATGTCAAGGATGTCTGGAGTCAGATGAAGGGCTTCCTTCGGGAGGCCGACGTTGAGTCTTGCAACTATGACCTCAAGTATGACCGGAACACGATCCCCGTGGTGATGACTAAGACTCGTCAGGCTGGCACGGGTGAGGGTCGGGTCGTCATGACCATCGACACGTTCATCAACCTGCTGAAGTGGGGTCATGTGGCATGAACGAGGACGTGATGGAGCAGCAGTTGCTTGCTGTGTTCGAGCACTATGGGCTACCGGAGCCTGGCTATGGCGAGCGTTCGATCAAGTGCCCCGCTCACGATGATCGAGTCCCGAGTGCCTCCGTGAACCGCCAGAAGGGTCTTTGGCACTGCCATGCTTGCGGTGCAGGCGGTGGCCCCATCGCCCTCGTACAAGCGATGGAGCAGGGGTCATATCAGGATGCTCGTAGGATGGTAGAAAGCCTGTCAGGCTCCTCGACAGAGCCGATTTGGAGCATTCCTAGGCGTTCTAAGGGTAAGCGGTGGACTCCACCCAGGCTTCGGGCCACATCATGAGACTTACTGTGGAGTATCTTGGCTGGACACTGGATATCAACCTCGATCTGACCACCAACGTGGAGGAAGAGAAGGGCGAGGCTGACCGCCTCACCACTAGCGAAAACGGTTCGGTAGGATTCACCCCCGATCCAGCGTTTCGAGATTTGTACCCTGAAGAAGATGAAGAGTAGGAGAAAAAAATGCTAGAGGCACTCGTACTGACGGTGGCCCTTACCGGCAAGGGAGACTTCGACTACAAGAATCCGTGGACACCAACAAAGAATGTGCAAGAGATCCCCGACAGCCTCTACCGTGGCTGGCATTACAATAAAAAATACGAACCGTTTAGAAAATGTATCCTGGCCCGTGAGAGTGGATCCAACTTCAAGAGCGATGGAAGTGGAGGCTCAGGTGCCTATCAGTTTATTCAGTCAACGTGGGACGCATACGTCGTGAAGGTTGACCCAGGCTATGTCGGTGTTCGACCCAACAAAGCACCGCCGTATCTCCAGGAGGAGATGTTTTGGGTTGTTGCGAACAGTCGTGCCAAGAAGCCCGGCTTGGAGGGCGCGCATCATTGGTCGGCCAGCCATGCTCACGGTGCTGGATACACACACGTAAAGGACTGTTGACCTATGACCCCCCCTTGTCCCCACTGTGGAGGGCCAACGAACACAGATTGCTACCGATTGCTGCTCAGGTGCGCAAGTTACGCCTTCGACTGCGGGAGGTACTCAATCAGGCCCGATCCGCCCGTAAGGGAGATCCCACTTTTTGATTGGCCTTCGAGAGATCGCTTGAAGAATGAAACCTAACGAAAAGTTGATGGACTTGTGGACACGTGCAGCCCACGTGTACCACCTCGAACTCGGTGGCTCACCAGCAGAGGAATACCTTGGTGGCCGAGGCTTACTGGATGCAGCCCCGCAGTTTCTTCTCGGCTACGTCGCCGAGCCGGAACCTGGACACGACCACAGATTCACTGGCATGTTGTCGATCCCGTACATCACGCCTGCCGGTGTGGTCGGCTTCAAGTTCCGACGACTGACGGAGGGCAGCCCTCGCTACCAATCACCAACTGGACAGAGGCATCACTTATTCAACGCTCAGGCGATCATTGAAGCCTTCGATCACATCCTCATAGTGGAGGGCGAACTCGACGCCATTGCCGCTACTGTTGCTGGCTTCCCTGCCGTGGCTGTGCCTGGTGTGAACGGATGGAAGCCTCACTTCCGTCGTTGCTTTGACGGCAT